AAACACCATTATCTGACCAATACTTCTGAGCAGTTGCAGCAAGACCAATCTTTTCAAATAGGCTAACCTGCTTCTCAGAACGCTTATGTCCTGATGCTACTGGGAAATATACTACTTGTGTATTTGCTGATACAAGGTCTTTTTCAATCTTATACCCTGCTGCTTTAAATAAATGTAGCATTGGATCTTGTTCTCCAAAACGAATCGCACGTAAGAAGAACTCTCCTCCTGGACCCCAGTGAACTCCTGGAGTAGCACCTGAAAGAAGTGATACAGATCCTGATGGCTTTACTGTTGTTACACGAATTGATTCACGAACACAGAGCCATTCTGAATATTGTTTATCATAATGACGAATCTTATTGTATCCTTCATCCATCCACTCACGAGTTGTTGGTAAACCATTGACATCTGCAAATGAAGCAATTCCTGTAAGGGATGTTCCAATACGACGATTGCGTTGCATGATTCCATTTGTTGCTTGCCAGTGTGTTGGCATAAGCGTTACAGTCTTTCCATATAAATATGCAAACTTCAATGTCTTGAGGAAGTCCTCCTTAGATTCATGACGATTTAAGTGCACTTCTACAAGTGTACAAAGTTCGTATGACTCCAATGGCTGCTCCGCACAAGGATTGAATCCCATAACACGATAATCTTTTCCATCTGCAGGATCTGCAAGACGACCAAAATTACGTGCAACATCAAGCCAAATAAAACCTGGCTCTCCGTTATTGGAAATAACATCAACATAGTCTTCATATTTTGTTCCAACTGATGCTGAAATAGAATTGTTAGACATCCATGCCCAACCTGGATTGTCTGGGTCAAAAGAGTTTCTTTCTGGAAATACTTCTCCATTTTTAAGATTCATAAATTCTTCATCCCCTGCTGCACCCAATGCAAGTGTTGCAGAACGACGAACATTTCCAGAAACAACACATGTTCCAATTAAATTAACAATATCAACAATTGCACGAGCATCTAATGATTCTCCTGCTCTTGATCCTATCACTTTACGAATTCTTGTATGAAGATCCATCAATGGTTGTGGTCCACTTGCAACACCGCCAAAGCCCTTAATGGGTGCTCCCAATGGACGGATTTCACTATAGTCAAATTCTTGGATAGACTGATTTTGTCGTAAAAATGAATTAATTAAAAAGCGAACTGATTCAACCCATCCCTCACGAGTATCTGGAATCACATATGTAGACGCAGGTTCAGTTGGAGCATAAATAGACATATTCTTTTCTTGACCAACTGTATCAAATCCGACACCAATTCCAAGCATAAGAGCATCCATGGTCCAAGCAAATAATGCACCTGGGTCATTACGATCAATATCACGAGTAGAAACCATTGCACAATTTTGAAGGGATGCAGAATTACGCTTCTCCATAACCATAGGAGTTCCGAATGCCCAAAGACCTCTTCCTGGAGGAGTCCATTTAAGTTCAAACATACGTTGATAGGCTTCTTGTGCAGACTTCTGTGCTTTGTTGTCATTCCAAGGTAGTCTGTTCTCTTTAGCATGATTCTTTTGAACTGAGTACATGCCTTCGATTACACGCTTACAAACTTCATACCACTTTTCCTTTGTCCCGTCATCCTTGACACGAGAATATGTTCTAATAAAAGTGATCTCTCCTAGTGAGTTTCCTCCTGCATCAGTAAATCCAAATGGTGCTGGAACCTCGCTATACTTTGTAATAAAGTCATCCAATAGACGGAATGAAAAGAAATCAGACATTTATAAACACTACCTCTCGTTAAGTTAAAATAGACAAGTACTTTTTCTTTTTCAAAGTACTACCTAATTATAGCACTATTAAAAAACTTTTTCAAATTAATTTATGCGTAAAACATAAACTCTAAACAGTAGGTTAAGAGTACAACTTTTACTTTTGCAAGGTTGTCTCAACATTTGGACATAAAAAAACAGTTAGAAAGTTTTATAACAATCTAACTGCTTTTTATTGATTAAAGAGATGCTGTAAGTTTTGCTAGTTCTTCTTCATGAACCTTAATTGCTGTTTCAAGAATTTCGATATTCTTGGCAGAAATATCTGCTTGTTCTGTTGCTTCTAGTTCTTCAGATGTAGTCTTATTTAAAGAGTGTTGATATGCTTCAGTTGCGAACTGTGCAATACGCTCTTCAACTACCTTGATCTTTTGCTCTGTAGTAAGAAGTGTTTCGAAACTATTTACCATTATTTTCTCCTTTGTATGGTTTCTTATAAGTATAGCATATTGATTTTTTGCTGTCAAACTGCAATATTATTACATTGCAACTGTTCTAGAAATCTCAATAAGAGATGTACCATTTGATATAAATTTAACTACAAAATATTTACCAGTGACGATTCCTGTGGCAAGTGTGCCTTGAGAAACAAAACCAGTTCCAAACGTTAATGTCCAAGATGAAGTTCCGCTTGTCAAGACTATAAGGGTACACTCTATTCCTGATGCTGGAACAGTGCTGGTTAATGTAACGTTAGCAGTTGGGGTAAATGAAACTTTATAGTTTGTTGCCAAGGCTAATGCTGTTGTAGTAACTACTGGAGTTACTGCAGTAATAGTTCCAGTCTGATTTGTTCCACCCGCAGATATTGGCAATGTTCCAGTAGTTAGTGCTGATGTCGATGTCGCATACATTGCTCCACCAGAGGTAAATGATGTAAGATTAGTTCCACCAGATGCTGTTGGAAGTGTACCAGTAGTCAAGGCAGATGTTGAGGTAGCATAAACAGCACCATTTGCTGTAAATGCAGTAAGATTAGTTCCACCATTTGCAGTAGGAAGTGTTCCAGATACGTGTGTAGTTAAGCCAATTTTACCCCATGAAGGTGCTGTTGTTGCTCCACCTGATATTAAAGCATTTCCAGTAACAACTGCAGTAAGTTTTGAAAATGCAGTTGCTCCTGATGCATAAAGCATATCTCCAACAGCATACGTAGCAAACCCAGTTCCACCATTACCAGCAACAAGAGTTCCTGCAACTGTTAATGCACCACTAGATGCTGTTGCTGGTGTTAAACCAGTTGATCCAAAAGTAATTGATGTTACTGGAGCCTGAGTATTTGCAATAGTCCAAGATCCAGCAGCCTTTGTAATAGAAATATTGGTTCCAGCAATAATATTTAATGATTTTGCTGCAGACCCATTAAATGTATAAAGATCAGTTCCCTCAGTAGTTCCTGTATCAGCCTTTATAACAAGAGAGTTGGCTACTCCTGGAATGTCTGCTGTTGCTAAAGCACGGAATACTGGAACACCAGCAGATCCATTTGGAGCAGCAAGAATATAGTTTGCTGTTTTTGATGCATATGGATTTACTGTATCTCCAAATGCAGTGGCAAGAGAAATTGTTCCAGTAGATGTAATTGTCCCACCAGAAAGACCTGAACCTGTAGCAACACTAGTTACTGTACCAACTGTTGTTGAATAAGCAGATGTATCTAGTGTCCAAGTATTTGCAGCAGTCTTTTTTAAGATTCCAGTAGTTCCTGTGAGACCTGCAATAGAGTCTAGGTCAGCATCCCATGCCTGTACTGAAGATCCTATATCTGTCGTCACTACTAAAGTTTTTGATGTTGGAATAGATGTTCCATTAACTGATGTTAAAGAAGATAAAGATGTGGTTGCAGTTGTAACTAATGTTGAACTTGTTGGAATAGATGTTCCATTTATAGATGTTGCAGTTGCTACACCTAATGATGGTGTTATAAGGCTTGGAGAATTTAATCTGGCAATGCTTGAAGAAATTCTTGCTTCTGCAACAGTACCACTTGAAATATTAGAACCGTTAAGAGATGTAAGGCTTGCACCAGATCCAGAAAATAAATTTGCTATTACAGTTCCAGTAAAAGCAGAATTTCCAACAACATCTAAAGGATAATCTGCTGTTGTTTTTCCAATAGCAACTTTTCCAGAATTATCAATGATAAATGATGAAGAGTCTGGATAACCATTGTCACTAACAACAAATGCATCTCCAGTTCCAGACTGAGTAATTCTTACTGCTGGTAAGTATGGTCCAGGACCAATATCTGTGAGTACCTCAAATATTTGTGGTACAGTAAATGTATTAGTAAAATTTCTTCCAACTTTTGAATAAAGGACATTATCAATCGCATTTGCCATATCACCCATGTCACCTGCAACGTTTACTGCGTCTCCAGAGTTTGGATATGGTATTGCATAATTAGTAGTTGAATTAGTTGCCATAGAATTCTATTATACCACGCTCAAAATAAGTAAAAAAGTTTTTTGATTTGAGCGTAAATTCATTTGACATAACATTTTTTAAGTGTTATACTAGAGTTATACACCTGCCAGGTGTTATTGTTTTCTAAGGAGGAAACTATGAAAAATGATCAAAAATTTCTAATAGGGGTACTCGCATTCGTGCTTGGTTTTACGGTAATCATGGGGAAGGCTAATGCTTTGACTACCGAAAATAATTTAAGTAAACCATCGTTTCATGTTATATCAACCGCTAAGGCGGTTTTTTTAGTTTCTAAGCCTAAAGGCTTGGTTAAGGTAAAAAAGAATCTAGACATTTTAGCAAAATACCAGAACTCAGCAACATTGACTGATAGGGAATTAAAAGACCTACTATCTGCTGTTGGATTTAAGGGGTCTTCCCTAGTTAAGGCTTGGGCTGTTGCTAAAAAAGAATCTCATGGAAATCCATTAAGTTTTAATGGTAATACCAGAACTGGAGATAGATCAATGGGTCTTTTTCAAATTAATATGATTAAAGATCTTGGTCCAGAGCGTAGAGCAAAGTTTGGTTTAAACTTTTCAGCAGAATTACTTAATCCAGTTATAAATGCTCAGATTGCATATTGGATGAGTAGGGGTGGCAAGGATTGGTCCTCTTGGCATGGAATAACACCTAAAACCAAAGAATGGATGAAAAAATTTCCTAAATAATTTATTCTAAAATTATTTCTGGAATTCCAACTTCTTTTAAAAATCTATCTGGATCAAATCTCCAGTTATCTTTTGCAAAGGACTCTGCGACTTTCAAACATGTATCTCTATATATTTTATTTTCAATAAAAGGTTTTAGGGTATTTAGAATATTTGCCATATCAATATAATTCTGTCTTAAGAATGTAGGGTCTCCAGCCTGATTTCTTTTGAATATTTTTTCATTTATTTTTCCAGATGGTTCATACAACCTAACAGTTAAATATTGTTTTGCAAAACCCCAATCGTTATACATATTATAGGCTTCTGATGCCTCAATAGCATTACCAAAAAATAAAATTGATCTTACTGGGGTTTCACCATCTCTTGCAATTGTTAGCATATAGGAATCTACTTGTTTATTTTTTATAGATTCTAGATAGTTATTGACAATTTCATCATGTTCTGGTTTTAATTGACTGTTCAATTGCCTCTACCCATATGATACTTTTCTCTAAATTCTAAATATGGAATTGCATAGGGATCAACCCACCAATCTTCATGTATCTGACGAACAACCAGTTTGTATCCAAGTGATGTCAAAATATCTCTTTGAGCATCTCTCATTGCTTTGTTATTATACTCAATTTGTGCATCGTGTTCAAATGTAATAACTGAAAACCTATATTTGCTAAGAGGTAAAGAAATTAGTCCATGTAGAGTTAAAAATGGATTACCTACAGCATTACCTTCTGGTGTGTATCCTGCATCAATATCTACCTGCAAAAAATCTATTTGATTTGGAAAATTATTTTTTTCAAAATAAGAAAGATAATTAAAATGTGTCGCATCTCCTAAAATACATGGGTTTTTCCTATTTGAAATAAATTCATTATGTCTTTCTGGAACAATCTCAAAAGAAACGCCATTCCAGTTATAATCAGTTTCTAAGAAATATGTATTGCTTCCTTCTTTTGAATCATATGCTCCTAGTTCAACATAATATCCATTTTCTTTATTTTTTAAAAGATCTAAAACAAATTTCTCTACACCACTAGATCCTCTGTATTCCATATATTATTCTCCAAATATCTCTTTATTTAAAATTGCTGGATTATCTTTTGTTTCTTTTACAAAAGCCGTAGAAAAGTATCTTATTCCATTGCTAAGCACTGGAAGTGTTCCATGCATTATATTTCCTCCATGTATAATTAAAGATCTTGCCTTTGGTTTAATTATAATGTTTAAATCTGGATATTCTATTTCTCCCCCAAGATAATCATCATTATAGTATAGCACTAAACCATAGCGAATAATATAATCAACATCTTTTAACCAGTGATCAGTATGTGTCCCCATTGATTCATTTATTTTGTGTCTATTAATAGTATTCATTTGTGTTATATTATTATTTGATGAAAAAATATTTTTAAGTCTTTTATTCATTATTTGCATAATATCATTTTCAATAATAATAGATTTTCCAAACCAAAAATCACTTACATAGTTTTCATTTTGTTTAAGCCATTCTTCTTCACTAATAGATTTTGTTAGTGATAAAATATTTAACTGCTCTTCTTCACTAATAAAATCATAAACTTCATATATATCATTAGTAATTTTATTGATATTCATTTTTATCTTCTTCATTAACTTTATGGGAAGTTTCTTTCCAACTTAAATCTCTTCTTGATTTGAGAATTCTTTCCCATTCTTCTGAACTATATTTCAAACTTTCCTCAATGTGTTCTATATCTCCATCATATGAATATTTCCAATATGATCTAATTATATATTTTGTTCCAGAATCTACAATACTAACTCCATGGTAGAAGTTGTCTAATCCAGTATATCTTGGATCTCCAGATGGAAAAACTATAACATCACCCTCTGATGGTTTATATTTTATATATTCTAAAACATCTGATTGATCTTCGTTATAAATACGAAAAGCAATTTCTCCACCCTCATAATCTCCGTTTAAATAAAATAAACAAGTTATTGCAAATTTATTCCCTGGCTCTGGATGTTTTGCTTGTTCATAGTCTGTGTGATAAGCCATTGCTCTTTTTTCAGAAATTCCAGATTTTGCATTATATTGTGCAATATCACAAGAATCAAAACACCAATTAGGCAATTGTATATTTAAATCTTTGCA